ATCATTCGTCTCATGTCTCAGTCTCTCCCGTTGTTGTGCCGCCCGGTGGACGGGCGGGGTGGTGGTCGCCGCGCTCAGTTCCACATGCTGAAGATGTGCCAACTTGGCTCTTGCCACTCGATGCCGTGCTTTTCACAGAAGGCGCGCAGGGCGTCGATTTCCGATTGCTCGATGGCGCGCTGCGGCGCTTTCTCTGGATAGCCTCGCCGTGCCTGATGTTCGGTACCGCGCACGGCCAGGAAGTACATCGGGTATTCGCCCGAGCAGTGCGTGATGATTTCAACCGGAAGGCCCGCAATCAGTTCGTCTTTTTTGCGCCAGTAGTCTTGTCCTATGCCCGGCGTCCACTCAGGGATGGTCACGTCGTAGTCCCGCAGTAGGAATTCGTCGGCCTCGAATCCGTCGTCTTCGTCATAGGTAAAACTTTCTGGCATCTCTTCGCCCAAATCAAAGCCGAATGCCATCAGTGCGTCCGTGGACTGTCCCATGTGTTTTCTCCGTGTTGTCGTTGGTGCTGCGGTTACCGAAGCCGGAATCCCGGCTTCGCTGCGCATCTCGCGCGAAATAGTCTCGTTAGGCCCTCATCCGCACGCCCAGGCGGAGCATGAGCAGGGCGTATTGCAGGCCGGCGAGGGCTTCTAGCTGGTATTGCTGTTTTGTCATGATGTCAAAATCCTCCATGCTGCTGCTGCCACTCGTGGAACTTGGCCGTTTCCAAGGGCTTTAAGTCGGTCCACCCGGCTGGCCACCCCATTAGCCACTCGACCCACACTGGGTTCAGCGGGCCATTCATTTCTTCCGGCGTTACCATCGTGGCCATCTTCTTGCGCGCGCCCGCTCCACCCCACTTGCACAGCGCGGCCCCACCCGTGAAGTTCATGGCAGTTGGCGTCGGCCAGGTTTTGACTGCCAGACTCAGCGGCGTTCCTCCCTGTGCGTACTTGGTCGATCGCGAGCCAGTGTCGTCCGCTACCGGCGTCGGCCACAACTTCACTGCGGAACTCAGCCCCCAGGCCGCCGTCTTGCTCGCGCCTGGCTGGTTGTGATTCCCGAATACCGTTGGCGTAGGCCATAATCCAGATGCGTTCGCGAAGATGGGGAGCACCGGTATCTGCCGCAGAAATGACTCCCCATTCCGCATCGAACCCCAGCGCGGCCAGGTCTCCGAGAACTCGTCCGAGTCCCCGAGAAGTGAGCATTGCGCTGTTTTCCACGTAGACGCGGCCTGGTCGAACTTCGCGAACAATCCGGCGCATGTGTGACCAGAGTCCACTCCGGGCGCCTTCAATCCCGACGCCTTTTCCTGCTGCACTGATGTCCTGGCACGGGAAGCCTCCAGATACGACATCAACAATTCCTCGCCATGGGTTTCCGTCAAAAGTTGTGATGTCAGACCAAATCGGGAATGATCGGAGGCATCGATCGTTTTGTCGTTGCGCCAGAACTTGTGCGGCGTAGGCATCACGTTCAACTGCGCACACGGTTCGCCAGCCAAGGAGGTGCCCACCGAGTATTCCTCCACCAGCGCCTGCGAAAAGAGCCAACTCATTCAATTTTTCTCCTTCGTTTGTCGTTCTGCCCACTTCCTTCTCGCTGGCTCGTCCCGCGCCCGGATCCACAGCGGGCACGCTTCGTTGCTGTCGTCGTGGCGCCGCATTTGCTCGTAGCCGTCGCAGTAGCTGCGGGAGGTATCGAAGCGCCGGCACAGGACGCAGGGCAGGGGATCGCGATGCATCAGTCAAATCCCCCACGGTGCGCGCTCTTGGTCGTAGGCGGCCGGCGCACGAAGCGATAGGGGAGCGTTTCAAACCGTGTTTGCGAGCCGATATAAGTCAGACCGACGTAGCCGGGCTGGCCCTGACGCTGCTTGGCGCCGATCCACTCGCAGATGCCGCGATCAGGACTGTCCTCGTTCCAGAGTTCGTCCCGATAGAGGAAGATGATGTTGGCCGCGTCCTGTTCGATGTAGCCAGACACGCCCAGGTCGGACATGATCGGGCGCTTATCGGCGCGCTTCTCGCACTCGCGGTTCAGCTGGGCCAGCAGGATGACCACGGCATCCAGCTCCTTGCCCAACGCGATCAGGCCGCGCGTGTACTCGCCCATCGCCTCGTGCAGCTTGTCGGACTTGGCGCCAGTGATGAACGACAGTTGGTCGATGCAGATCAGGTCCAGGCCATGTTGGCGCTTCACCTTGCGCGCCTTATTGCGGATCTCGGGGATGCTCAGGCCGGTCTGATCGTCGATGAACAGGTTCAGGTTGCGCGAGTAGGTTGTAGCGGTCACGATCGCATCCCAGCGCTCGTTATCTTCCTTGGACTCACCCGGCTTACGCAGCCAGGACATGTCGACCTTGGCCAGCGCCGAGATGTTCCGGTCGTTGACCTGGTTCGTCGACATCTCCATCGACAGGAACAGGGCCGAGTGCTCGCGCGACGCATTGCGACAAATGCCCAAGCCTGCCGCAGTCTTGCCGGTACCCGGCCGGCCAGCGATCACGGTCAGGGTGCCGCGCTCCAGACCGCCATCGAGCATTTCGTCAAGGTGCCTGAACCCGGTCGGGATTGGGCGCACTTTGCCGTCAAGCCGCTGCTGAAGCAGGCTCAGGTATTCGTCCAGCGTGGCGTCCAGCCGGCGTGGGTCTTTGGACGTCTTGCGCTGGGCCATGGCGTCGAGCTTGGCAGCTGCCTCGGCAATCGTCTCGGTGCTGTCCTTGCCCGATTCAGCATCGGCCGCAAGGTCAATCGCCAGCGCGGACAGCGCACGGCGGGTTGCCTTCTCGGTGACGATGCTGGCGTGGTATTCGATTTTCGCTGCGCTGGCGGCCGACGAATGCAGTCCGGCGAGGTACGGTAACAGTTCCGCGTCCAGGCGTTCGGCCAGCGTCACGGCGTCGACACGTTTGCCGGCGGCGAGCTGCTTGGCGATCTCAGCGAACACGTTGCGGTGGTCGCCACGGAAAAAATGCGCAGCGTCCAGCGACGGGATGCGATCAAAGGCGTCGTTGTCGCGTAACAGGGCGCCGATGACGGCCTGTTCGGCCTCGATGTTGAATTGCTCGCTCATGCTGCCTCCCCGAACAGGCCGGCCTGCTCTTGCTTGATTGGTTCGGGCGCGAACAACTGTCCTTGCGCGACAGCTTGCTCGATGCGCTTGCAGGCGATTTCGAAATATTTCGGCTCACGCTCGATGCCGATGAATTTGCGTCCAAGCTGGACCGCAGCAACTCCGGTGGTGCCGCTGCCCATAAACGCATCGAGCACCGTCTCGGCTTTGGGACATAGCTCGATCGCCCACTTCATGACCTCAAGCGGCTTCTGAGTTGGGTGGAATCGCTCTTCATTACCTTGGCGAAGCATCCCATTCCACATCCACTGCAGCCTGCGGACAGCTTTGGGCCAGTTCGTCCAGGCGAGCTCGCAATCGGCGAAATCGTTCTTTCCGTTGAGCTTGTCCCACACAAGCCAGCATGGCGATGGCGGAAGATGAAAGTAATTCCCGCCAAAGAATGCTTGCCAATCACTCATCGCGCGCAGTTGATCAATCAGCTCCACGGACGGCGGCGCCTGGTCCCAGTCGAACTCGCCGTAGTCCTTTTGATCAGCCATTGCTTTGCCCTTGTAGCCGAGCAATGACCCTAGTCGGCCGCCACGCTGGCGAGACTTCACTTTTTTACTGCTCTCACCGATCCCATACGGCGGGTCGGTGATTACGGCGTCCACCTTTCCGATCAGCGGCAGCACGTCGATGCAGTCGCCGCGATAAAGAATCGCGTCTCCGATAATGATTTTTTCGTAGCTCATGCTGCCTCCCGATGGGCTCGTTGCGCCTGTTGTCCGGCGGTCGTCAGGACGTACTGCCCATCGCCGTTGAGCCACCAGAGCTTGAGCCAGTTGCATTTCACGGACTTCAGGAACACGGTTCGCCAGGACTTGTAGCGCTTGGAGTCGGGCGCTTGGTAGCGGTCCTTGAACTCGCGCCAGTGCAGCCCCAGGAACTCGTGCGGCAGCCCAACCTTGTCGGCATAGGCGAACACCGGATCGCCGTCAGGAATCGGCTTCTCACCGGCCTTCTTGCACTCAGCAAGGAATGTCTGCAGGGAGATGGCTGCTTTGCGCTTCGGACTTTCGTCCTGCTTGCCCTCGTCGCCCCCCTTGGGGGGTATGGGGGGTATTTCTTCTTTCTTCTTATCTTCTCTAGGTAACGCACCGGTAACGGTGTCATACGGTTCTGGTAACGCTTGCTGCGTTACCTTTGCGTTAGCCTTGTGATTGGAAACACGCTTTGCAGTCTGTGCGCGCTGCTTTGCTGAGGCTCCGTTGTGCTCGTCGAAACGTTCTACGGTAACGCCATGCTCGCCCTCGGTCAGCCATCCAATCGTTACCAATGCCTTGCCCAGCCCTTGAACGCCGGTTTTGCGGTCAATG